AGAAAAGTGAACTATCTTAATACATACATAAATAATATAAAAGGTATCTTATGTTAGAATTTTACGTTTACACTTATCTAAGAAATAAAGACTCAATTACAGGCAAAACAGGAACCCCATACTACATAGGCAAAGGCAACGGTAACAGGGCTTATGTTAAACATTTTGCTCCTGTTCCAAAAAATCATTCAAATATTATCTTTATTGAACAAAAATTAACTGAACAACAAGCACACAATTTAGAAATAGAATTAATTGCAAAATACGGTAGAAAAGATTTAGGCACAGGTATCTTACATAATAGAACTAACGGTGGAGAAGGAATTAGTAATCCATCGGTTGCAACTAGAGAAAAATTAGCGTATGCTAAAAGAACCGAGTCTGCAGAAACTAGATTAAAACGATCTATAGCCGCAAAAAATAGAGTAAGACGACCTTGTGGTGAAGAAACAAAAAGAAAAATCAGTGAAGCAAATATTGGTAAAAAAAGAACTAACGAAGTTAAAGAAAAAATGTCAATTGCTAAGATCAATAAACCACTAGCAATTGAACATAGAACTAAAATTAGCAAGGCATTAAAGGGGAAACCCAAAGCACCATTTAGCGATCAACATAGAGAAAATATTGGTAAAGTGCATCGAGGAAAACCGTGGTCTGCCGCTAGACGTGCCGCATATGAGAATAAGGAGAATTAAAATTCGTAAAGTCAACTATTTGAACAATAAAGATATATTAAAAGAAATACACAAGAGCAAACTTACATACTGTGTCTTTGAAAAACCTGAAGTTACCAGTTATGACATGATACTCAGCAATGTGAGCTCTATTACTAAGAAAAATATCGCCGAAGCACGAAAAATGCGTGCAGAACGTTTAGCCAAAGCAACAATTGAGGCTTATGCTTTAGAAGGCATTAAAAAGAAAATGGATGAGGTGTTAACTCCTACCAAAGACATTCCAATAACTGATATTGTTTTTCGAGTTATGACGTTTGAGCATATTCCAATTGATGATGTTAAACAGGCTAAAGCAGATCTTAAGGCAGTAGAAGAAGCCGAGGATGAAGAAGTTACGACCGAATATGATGACGACCCGACGTTAGCCAAAGGCATTACCAAATATGTTAAGGTAAACTTTCCACCATTCTTTCATTATTGTGTTGACGAAGAGGGTGTTCCTTACCTAGTAGGTAAAAGTCATTGGAAAGGCACATTAGCGAAAGGCAAGTTCTCTAGAGACCACGGAGCAATGACTAACAAACTAGCACACATGTTTATTAAACTGTGCGAGCGTTATGCTACTCGTTCAAACTGGCGTGGTTACACTTACAATGATGAGATGCGTAGTCAAGCCTTGCTACAGCTAAGTCAAATTGGTCTACAGTTTGATGAGAGCAAAAGTCAAAATCCGTTTGCATATTATACTGCGGCTATTACCAATTCGTTTACCCGTGTGTTAAACATCGAAAAACGCAATCAAAATATCCGTGACGACATATTAGAAATGAATAACTTTAGTCCTAGTTACACCCGTTTGAACAATTGGGGTGGCGCTGGTGGTAGCGGTGACGAGTGATAATGGTTATTTTAAACCAAAGTGTATAAATAAACATATACACTTTGGATTTAAATATGTTTATCTATAAAATTACAGTAATACCAACAAATAAATGCTACATCGGATTTGATACTGCACCTTCATATAAATTAGCGAGATGGAAGGTGCATTGTCGTAATGCAAAAGCTAGCACCAACAACTACACTAAACTTTATATTGCAATGTCTGATGCAGGTATAGAAAATTGTAAAGTTGAAATAGTAGAAGATACTTTTACAAGTATAGTTAAATTAGCATTAGCTGAGATTAATTACATTAAACAGTTTGACACTTATACAAATGGGCTAAATTCAACTACCGGCGGTGATGGGCTAGGCAGACATATATTATATAAACTATCTGAGAGCGACATTGAAGAAATAAAAACCGCACTAGGCGACAGCTTGAGTACTTACAATAAAACAGTTAAGTGGGCAAACACTTCCGTTGAAGAACGCAAACAATTAACAAAACATTTACATACTGACGAGATTTATAAGAAAAAATCTGCTACCCTTAAAGAATTTTATAAAGCAAACCCAGCAGTTAGACAAGAAAAATCAATAGGCATCACCAAATGGCAACAAGAGAATAAAGAAGAATTGAAGATAACTAATCGCATTAACGGACGTAAGGGGGCAGATAAGGTTTCGGTAAAGGTAAAGGTTGAACAAACAGGTGGCGCGATGTTATACTTTAACAGTAAGAGTGAATTTAATAGACAAACTGGGCAATGGGCAGAAACTGTATTAAGAAAAACCCAGCAAGGAGAATTTCATAATGGTTTTAAAGCATGGGAATATAAATGAATTTGTTTAAGAAAGCGGCTATTTTGACAGATGTGCATTTTGGCTTAAAATCCAATTCAACGACCCATAACGAAGATTGTTTGAACTTTGTCAAGTGGTTTATTACTAAAGCAAAAGAAGAAGGATGTGAAACTTGTCTGATGTTAGGTGACTGGCACAACAACAGGGCCGCAATTAATATTGTCACACTCAATTATAGTTTGACCGCATTAGAACTATTAGGGCAGGCATTTGATCGTGTGATGTTTATTCCTGGTAACCATGACTTGTACTACAGAGACAAACGTGACATACAATCAGCTCAATGGGCACGCCACATTCCAAACGTTGAAATAGTTAATGACTTTTACAAAGAAGGTGGTGTATCGTTTGTACCTTGGTTAGTGGGTGATGACCATAAGAAGGTACAGAAGATTGATGCTGAATACATGTTTGGACATTTTGAACTTCCTAGCTTTTACATGAACGCTATGGTACAGATGCCAGACGTTGGTGAGATTTCAAGAGATCACTTCAAGGGTGTGGGTCACATGTTCTCAGGACATTTCCACAAACGTCAAACTAATAAAAATATTACCTACGTTGGCAACTGTTTTCCACACAACTATGCGGACGCTGGAGATGATGACAGGGGTATGACTATTATTGAATGGGGCAAAAAGCCAATGCATCATGCTTGGCCTGACCAACCTAGATACAGAGTTTATAATTTAAGTGACGTACTTAAGACTCCTGAAGACCTATTACATTCAGGCATGCACTGTCGAGTTAAGCTAGACATTGACATTACTTATGAAGAAGCAACATTTATCAAAGAAACATTTGTTGGCACATATGGCTTGCGTGAACTAACACTACTACCAGTTAAAGAAGCCACCTTAGGTGATGACATACAGTTAGGCAACGTAGCATTTGAATCAGTAGATACTATCGTTACTAACCAACTAACCAACATCAACAGCGATCATTATGATCCCAACTTACTATTAGATATCTATAGGCATCTATGAGTATATTAGGTACCGGACTTTATCCTGAGGCTGAGGAAATAATTAGTAAAAAATTTAATGTATTGTTGTCTATGAATTGCATGTCCATTGACACTAACTTACACTATCTATCAGAGTTGATTGACAAAATTAAAAAAGAACAATTTTCTCCTAATGATAGAATTTTATTAGTGCATATGGATACAGATTATTATGATCCGCTATTACCATATGGGTTATTAATTATAAATTTAATTAGATTGTTTAAAAATAAAGATATTCCTTTATACCTATTATTATTTGTTACTAATCATTATGGGATTAAAGAGGAATTTGATCAACTGTTGATTAATCAACCCCCCGGCGATTATCCAACTATAGTCGAAACTTTACTGTCGCCAGCATTATTAGGCAACGATTATGCTAATACAACTGATTTCAATTTTGATAAAATTGAAAAAGCCGGATTATGTATGTTAGGAGCCGAAAGATCCCATAGAGTAGCCCTAAGCAATTTTATAAAAGATAATAATCTATTACCAAACATAGCATTACAGACTAATTTTAACAAACAATGAATTTATTAACTACATATCCAACGACTCGTATCAATGATTGTTTTGCTATTGAAAATAGTGACATTAATTTTACTCCTCTATTGGAAGATTTTAAAGATCCCATAGTTGAGGGATTGCCAAATATTGATTATCGATTTCATGCAGATTTTTACAAAAAAATCGGTGTTGATATTGTTGCAGAGACTGTATTTAATTATCCCTACCCGTTTATTACTGAAAAAACTTATAGATCAATTGCCTCATTGAGGCCATTTATTATTGTTGGGGGTTATCATACCTTAAAATTTCTTAAAGAGAATGGGTTTAAAACATTTTCTGCTATAATAAATGAGTCATATGATGATATTCAACACCCTGAGTCTCGATTTTACACAGTATGTGATTCTATTAAAACGTTTGTTGATCAACCATTAGAAGATGTTAAACAAGACTTATATAAAATTACAGATGTATTAACTCACAATCGAGCACACTTGTTAAATTTAAGTAGTATCCAATTAGAGAAATTTAAGGCACAAATTAATAATGTTTAAAATAAAAACACTCACAGTGAAAAATTTCATGAGTGTTGGCAATTCAACACAAGCAGTAGATTTTGATCGCGATGACCTCACCCTGGTATTAGGAAAGAATATAGACCTTGGAGGTGATGACAGTGGCGCCCGTAATGGAACTGGTAAGACCACTATCATCAACGCCCTTAGTTATGCGTTCTATGGCGTAGCATTAACTAACATTCGTCGAGACAACTTAGTCAATAAGACAAATGCCAAAGCCATGCTGGTTACTGTAGAGTTTGAACACAACAGCATTGATTATAAAATCGAACGTGGACGCAAACCTAACATATTAAAATTCTATGTAGGTGGGCAGGAGCAGGAGGAGAAAGATGATAATGCTCAAGGAGACTCTAGAGAAACACAAAAAGAAATAGAACGATTAATAAACATGAAACACGAAATGTTCAAACATGTTGTGGCCTTAAACACGTACACTGAACCATTCCTTTCACTTAAACCCAATGATCAGCGTGCTATCATTGAACAACTATTGGGTATTACCGTACTAAGCGAAAAAGCTGAGACCCTTAAAGAAGGGCAAAAAGTTACTCGTGATGCTATTAAGGAAGAAGAATACAAGATCAAATCCATCCAAGAGTCAAACAGCAAAATGCAGGAGCAGGTTGAAAGCCTAAAACGTAGACAACTCATGTGGCAAAAGAAACATCAAGAAAGTCAGGAAGAGTTACAGTCGGCATTAGATGAACTGCTTAAGATTGACATTGACGCTGAAATTGAACAGCACAAAGAACTTGCAGAATATGCAAAAAAAGAAAAAGAAATTGCAGAAATAGCAAATTTAATTGTACGTATTACAAAAGATGTGCAAAGAGAAGACAGTAATCTGCAAAAACTACAAAAAGAAATAGATCAGCTTAAAGAACATAAGTG